AATAGCGTTAGTAACCCGAAAAACATCTGACCTCATCCGAAAAAATCTTCAAGTGTTGATATGTGTTCTGTCTGCCAACCAATGGCTGACATCACCGTTGACATAGGATCGATAAATGATTTCTGAAACATTTTATCATAATCAATGTATTGTTCTAACTGTAACTCAGGTGGCAATCTATTCAAAATTGCAATAACTTCTCCACCAGTAGTATTTGGTTTCTTGAGATATGCAAACTTTATTTTTTCACCATCTTGTATCAATGGATAATCATTTGTTAATTTATTATCTTTGAGAAGTTTGTTATAAAGTAATGCACCTTTCACATGAACAGGCGAACCTTTAATATACAATTGGGCCGCATCATGATACTTTGTCAGACCACGAACCGAGCGAGGAAAAAATACATCTTCTGCTTTTAATGTCTGAAACTCTCCCCTGAACTTATCAATATAATTTATCGCATCATCTTCTGTACCATTCATGATAATATTAAAAATCCCCTTCATTTTTTCTTTGCACGCCGCAGGAGTAGAGGAACGAACTGATTCAATTCCCATAACCTTGAGTTGTGGGGTTTCATATCGAACACCCTCTGCATCATACACATTCATAATATAACGTTTCTTTGCAGTCCATAGGGCCTTGTCTGCAATATTTTCACGTTTCATTACCATCTTTTGGTCATATGCATTTACATATTCGGCAAGTTTCTGATAAGAAGTGTCTATGATTTTTTCCATTTGTTCAGAACAAACCTTATCTAAAAAATCAACTACTTTATTCTTATCATCAATCGTATCTCCATAAATTGTTTTTACCAAATCATCCATGCAAATATAAACCGAATCTGTATCTACTGCCACAACATAATCTTTTTCTTCTTCTGGTTTCAGTAATTCATTCAAGTATCGATTGATTTCTTTTTCAATCCATTTAATAGAAAGTTGTCCAGATGTCGTAACCGCCTCTGCAATTCGTTGGTCAAAATATCTAAAGTGTTCATTTCCCATTGCACCAAAAGCAGAGTTGAGCGTGGTCTTTAGATTATTCTGCATATTATGATATTTGGAAATCAATTTAGATAATTCTACTCTCTTGTTTCCATCCTTTTCCTTCTGCAACTTTTTCTTGGTTGCAATCATCTTTTTCTTATACTTTACACGATTATTATAAATGTCCTGCATCATCTCTGGTAGAAATCCCTGTACATCCTTTCGATAAAATTCATTGTTTGGAGTATAGGTAAGATTATATTTTTCCAAACCATCCAATGATTGAGATTGATCCAACAATCCACTCACACCAGGCCGGTCATCTTTAATCTTTTGTAATTCCTTAGGCAATTCATCCGTAATCAATGTTTCTGGACTCAGATTATATTGCATTATCAAATGAGGATACAGAGAGTTCAAATCGAAATTCACTACCCATTTGTGTGCCCCAATAATAGGATCTTTCACATACGCACCTTCAAACTGAGTAGATTTACTAGAATGTTTCTTTGGTGGAATAACAATATTTTTCCTGAGAAGATTATTGAAAATTAATGTATCCCACATTCGTACTTGGCCGAATGTATTTCCATAATTCACTTTACAAAGATATGCAAGTGCAACTAACATTTCAAGCAATTTTAATTTACTATCTAATTCTTCAACTAATTCCACATCTTTGATGTTGTATTCTATGAACTTCTGATAATCGTTTTTGTAAAGAAGATGAAGAGAACCTTGTTCAGAATAATCAAGTTTACGTTCTCCCAATTCCACAAATGCAATATGGTCAAGTCGATATGACTCTTGATTAGTATAAGTAAATTTACGATACATTTGTAAATAATCAAGAGTTTCTACACCAATGATATTATAGGCCTGAAGTTCTCGCCCTCCCATCCCATACATCATGTACTCTCTTACCTTTCTCCAAGGCGAAAGTAAACGATATGGATTCTTCTTATCACTAAACAATCTTTTTGCACGATTGACAAGATACGGAATATCAAATGACTCTATGTTCCACCCTGTAACAATATCTGGTGATTCTTTATCCCATATTTCAAAGAACTTCTGCAAAAGGGCTCGTTCACTATCAAAACGAAAATAGAAAACATTTTCTCTATCATGAACGAATTCTCCCCTACCAAAAACATAACACTTACCATCTATCTTAATTGTGATGGCAGTTACTTCTTCGTTTGCAGTTTCAATATCTGGAAATCCATTCTCTGAACCAGTTTCTATATCAAGATATGCGATACGAATCTGTGAGATATCGTAATTAATATGTTCTTCTGGAAAGTATTCTGCAATAAAGGAAAACTCATACTTATCATTGCCGTAAATACTAAAGTTATCAATATCTTTGTACTTTTGAATGAATTCCCTGCACTCTTTCATATTGCCAGGTTGAATTTCTCCAACTGGATTGCCTTCAAGAGTCCGAAATTTAGTTTCTTCTTTGGTAGGAATATAGAGCGTAGGTTGATACTCTACACGATCTTTGAATCGCTGGCCATCGTTGGAGATGCCACGGAATAAAATATAATTTCCTAGGCGGTGTACATTTGTATAAAAACTCATTTATTCTTTTTATCAAAATCGTGAAACTTAACATAATCAACATTTAATTCATCTAACTTATTATAACATATTAAAATGTGTTTGTCAATCCAATTCTTTTTTTTATTGAATTGACCAACAACAAATAGAAATTGAAGATATATTAACCATAAGTATTTCATGGCTTTCCCTTATGTAAGAAGACCTGACTTATATGATGTCTTCCTATTGACTCTTAGTGCAGTCATTGTTTTTCCTCGATTACTCCCATCAAGAACATAAGAACAATGAATCCATCCGCTATTTGGATCTTTTCCATCGTAAAATTCTAGAATGAGTTGGTCAAATACTAAATTTTTCTCTATCCATTTTGCGAGATTTGGATTAGAAATTCTTGTTGATTCAAAATCAGCAGCTTGACCATTGCAATGCTGACTTGTTTTAGAACCACCAACTGCTTTGTTTAATGCAGGAGAACGATATCCACTATTGATACGAATAACTCCAAATTCTTCTCTTACTGGTTGTAAAATAAAATTACAGAGATTGACTAAATTGATAACGTGTTCTCTTGATGCATCATTTGAGATACCTAAACGATCAGCGGTGGAACTTTTTATCATTTCTTGATACCCAAAGTTTTTTGTCAGGTGTCCGTTATAAGATTCTATTGCCATAATATTCCTTCCTAAGCTTGTTTAATATCAACTGAACCAGTAGTAGGATCAAATGTAAGTGTGAATGTTTTTTCGATTGGTTTAAGTGTTCCGTCTGCTTTGACGATAGGTAACTTACCCTCAACAGCAGCCATCAATGCCTCTTTGGCATTTTTGAAAGTATGTGCAGGATCATCTTTTATAAACTTATCTAATTCTTTTTTTGCACTTGCTGGAAGTAAATCGTCTATCATACTTTCCACATGTTCCGTTGCTAAATCTGTTGCCTTGTCCACGACAAGACTAGAAATAACATTAAATAATAGTCCCGCTAATGGTAACATAATTTTTCTCCTACGAATAATTAAAAATAAAAACCCCCCACTAAAGTATATATTAGTAAGGGGAAGAGGTGTGATTACTTCTTTTTATGTTCAATCACATTTGGATTTGTGATTGGAATGATACGTGGTTTCTTTTCATCTGGAACAACTCTCTCCAAAGTGATGTTAAGAAGACCATTTTCAAATTCTGCACCCCTGACAATAATGTCATCGGCCAGAGTAAACTTACGAGAGAAAGAGCGATTCGCAATTCCTCTATGAACGTAATCTGGTGTGTCCAGATTTTGTTTTCCTTTTTCACTCAAAGAGCGAATGGAAAGAACGTTTTCTGTAAGTTCCACTTCAACATCTTTTTCCGAAAACCCAGCAAGTGCCAGTTCGATGACAAAATTAAAGTCATCTTCTTTTCGGATATTGTAAGGTGGATATGCTCCAACCTCTGGTTGTTGTGGGAAGTTTGCAAGACGATTGAACATAGAATCGAATCCAATGGAAAGTCCCATGAATCGGTCTAAGTCGTTTGCTGTAAAATTGGTGTGATGTGCTAATGTAACCATAATGCCTCCTTATAAAAGCGAGGTTATTAAAAAATCTTCCATCCTTAGCACAGGACTAGAAGAGGTAATACGAGGCCACCACTATGATGCACCTCAATCACGCCATCCATCACCATTACACAGGTGATGGAGGCGATGTCTTAAAACTGACCAAATTAATTTTATTAGTGAAGTTTCTGCATAACTTCCGGCATTATCCACTAATAGTGTGTATTTTGTTTTCATAGTTATTTATAATATTAATTCAATTTAAATTTTCTATCTACTACCCTGACCTCACTTTGTCCTTGATCATAGATGTATACTTCTTTTATTGGGCCGTCAATGTTCTTATCCCAATAATCCAAAAACTTTGTTATGCGTGGGAATTCTGGTATTTGGTCTTCGGTTTGCCACACGAATTCGTTTATAACGTGCAAATAATCTGGTATGTAATATACTACTTGAACAGTAGCAACTGTCCATTTGTGTAAAATGTAAGCCAAAATTAC